AAGTCTGCTCACATGTCCTCGCAGTTGCTCAAAAATCCGGGCTAAAAGCCGGGTTAATGGAGCGGTTCGGGCTAAATCCCGGGCTAAATCTGCCGGGGCTCCCTGCGCCATTACCCACGTGGTATGTAGGCAAGCATACTCAGGGGCCGTCAGCAGCCGGCGACATCCTCCGCGTATTCCACGATGCGCTGCCGGAACTCCGGCGTCTTGATGCCGGTGATCTCGTCGTGCTCCCAGTACCCGTCGTGCGCCATGGCAAGCTGCAGCATCTTGACGGTCAGATCGTCGCCGATCTGGATGCCGGACACGGTAGCCGGGGCGGCCTGCAGCGTGGGTACTTCGCCGTCCGGGATCTGCGCCTCAAATTCGAGCGCGTACTGATAACGCGCAGCCATGTTCTTGATCTGGGGGTTCTCGTAGACATACAGCACCACGCGCACGCACTCCTCCAGGTCGTCCGAGGCGGACACCGTCTTCCAGACAGAGGGGAAGTCCTCCTTCATCTCCTTGATGATGAAGTGGGCCTGCATGTACTCGTCGCCGATGGAGGTACCATTGTTCATGGCGTAGGCAAGAAGCTTGCGCTTGCGCTTGGGATCCGTCCACTGCGCATAGCCGTAGCCGACGAGGTCGGTGCAGAAGCGCTCCAGAAACTCAGGGTTGCCGGTATCGACGGCAGCGGTGTACTGCTCATCGTCGAAGCCGTAGCTGTCCTGGGCGTTGTTGCCGCGCATCAGGCCCTCGGCCCGGATGTTGGCCATGGTACCCAGGGCGCCGGCACGGGTCATGCCGTTGGCGCGGAAAATGTTGTACAATTCAAGATCTTTCATGGTTTTCTCCTGGTAATCGCATAGATGGCCACGGCCAGAATCAGCCCGCCGATCCAGGGCAGCACAAGGTGTGCCTCCGGGCCGTGGAGCACGGCATCCCAGCCACGGGCGCGGAACTCCCAGAACACCATGCGGGCAAATTCCAGCGCGGTCACTTACTCGTCCTCCTCGTTGAACAGATCAGGGCGGCGCTCGTCCGTGTCCTCCTCGCGGGTCGCGGCGAACAGCGCCCAGTCAAAGATGGCCACCATGACGGCGATGATCAGCAGCGCCGCCATGGTCAGTCGTCCTCGTCCAGCAGGCCGGACACGTCCTTGTAGTCCATGTCCTCCTTCAGCTCGGCATAGGGGTCGCCGGGGAGCTCATGCTGCGGCTTGTACTCGTCCCCCTCGGCCTCGTCGGGCGTGTCCACTGTGGACATTTGGGGGGTACCGCCGTCTTTGTCGTCGCCGTCGCCCTTGTCCTCACTTTTGCGGCGCAGGACTTCAAAGGCGTTCTTCAGGGCGGGCGGGTAGGGGACGCCCATGATGCCCAGGTTCTCCAGGATGCTCATGCCGTCGTTGGCGGCGAAAAACAGGATTGTGGCCGTGCGCATGGCGGTGGTGTTTGCCAGCTTGTCCAGCTCGGCCGCGATCATGACGATCAGGATGATGACGCCCTTGCGGATCAGGCCCTTGAAGCCGGCGCGGGACTCATAGCCGCCGGTGGCCGTCTTGGGGCTCTTGTGCCACACGGCCGCGCACAGCGCGCCGGTCAGGTAGTCGATGGCCATGGCCCATGCCAGCAGCTGCGTCAGCTGATCCCAGCCTCCCAGGTACTGCGAGGCGACGCCGCCGATGGCGGCAATCCCGGCCAAAACGGTGTAGTAGATGCTTTTTGCGGTGTTCATGTTGATCCCTCCTCAATTTCTCCCAGCAGGGCGCGCAGCTGCGCAATGATCGCGGCCTGCCGTTTAATGGTCTCCGCCTGGCGCTGCACCTCGTCGCACAGCTCCTCGACGGTCTGGTAGTCAGGTGCCGTCTGCATAGGGCACCCCGGTGATCTCCTCAAACTCGGCAGCGGTCAGACGCCCGGCAGCCACCAGCGTGCGCAGGCGCTCCTCGTTCCAAAGGCCCTCGCGGTAGTTCCGCTTGGCCTGCAGATAGATCTTGCTGTGTACCACGTCACACCTCCAGATCAATGCCGCTCAGGGCGGCGATGTATTCCACATCCGCCTGCACCTGGCGCAGCGTTTTGTCCCGTGCCGGCTGCCATGCAGCCGCGTACTCAAACCACGCCTCCAGATCCTCCTGGATCTCGCTGACGGTGGGGCAGTCCTCCGGTGCCAGTGTCATGTATGCCTCATCGCATACCCACTGGCGGCCCTTCTCCTGCCGGTCTCCCGTCTCGATTATGGTTTCCTCCTCCCGGATGTTGTCGCGGATCCAGATATCCCGGATCGCGCCCCGACTGGCAATGCAGATCTCAGCAGGCCGGTCGGCGGAAATGCTTACGCTGCGCATCTCAGATCCCTCCTTGTCTGTGCGCCGAGTATGTTCCCCGCAAGCTGCTGCGTGCCCTTGATGTTGATGCACGCGGGATCCTTACGCCTGGCGGGTCTCAGGTGCAAGATCCTGGCCGCCTTGAAGTACCCGTAGTACGCGCCGATGCGGTACAGGGTGATGCGCGTGCGGTCGCCGCGCCATACTTTGCGGAAACTCCGCCGGGCGCGCAGGAAAACGCGCCGCCGGATCTTGAGCCGGCCCTTCGCCGTGATCACATAGCCCATCATGTCGATGGGCGCGTCCGCATGTCGGCGGACATGCCAGGTGTCCTTGATCGTGAGGCCGAAGCTGTCCCGCATGTAGCGGATCAGCTTGCGCACGGCCGTGACCAGGTTGCGGCGATCAACGCCGCCCAGCAGGATGTCGTCCATGTAGAACAGGGCGCAGCTGACAAGCCTGACGGCCTTGCCGCGCCGCTCCTTGTGCAGGCCCATGACAAAGCGGTAGGCGTAGCTCATGAAGTAGTTGCAGAGGAATTGAGACAGGAGGCTCCCGATGATGAGCCCGTCGCCGTGCATCGTCAGCAGCTCATCCACAAACCACAAGAGCAGCACGTTCTTGCCGATGTCCCGGCGCAGCCACCGCATGGCGGTCTCGCGCGTGATGCTCTGAAAGCACTTGCGGATGTCCAGCTTCACAAAGTGTTTGGTCTTGCCGCGCTTCGTCCACTTGAGGATCCGCCGGGCGCCCTTGAGCTGGCCCTTGCCCCGGATGCTGGCGTACTGGTGATACTCGTACTTTGCCGCCCAGAGCTCCTCCATGCAGCCGACGGCGACATGCTCCATCAGCTGCTGCATCACGCTCATGAGGCCGATCTTCCTGACCTTGCGGCACATGCCGTCGTGGCGCTCGGAATAGCGCACCGGCGGCAGATCCAGACGCCGGGCACGGATGCGCCCGGCGATGTCCAGGGCGATCCAGTGCAGCGCCTGCTCCAGCTCCGGGTACCAGGTGATCGTGCCGCGGGCGCGCTTGCGGATTTCTTTTGCGGACAGTGTGCAGTAGTCAGTCACAAACTCACTGTAGTCCTTGCGCTTGAGCTTGCCGGTCATGGCCTCATAGGCGTAGCGCTCAATGGTCTGCAGATCTGTAGGATCTGCCCGTTTGCAATATGTTTTCAAGGGATGTCTCCCTTCATGTGCTTTTTGAATCTCAGGGTCGTTCGGTTCCATCTACTAAACCCATGCGCGGCCAGATATCCGCCGCGCATCCGGGGAGCGGTCACCCGTCCCCGGTGCCGGTACGACGCATTTTCGCCGCAGCGCGGGAAGGGCAGTGCGCGAGGGCAGGCGCCCTCTGCCTTTGTTGCGTCAAACATTATCCAAAAATCCGCCCGCCGACGTACCAGTACGCGGTCGAGAGCGCGGTGTAGCCGCTGCAGCAGGAGAGGCCCGCGGACGTCAGCCCGTTGCGCAGGGTGCCGAAGCGCAGCCACCGACAAAACAGGACTACCAGCGGATGCACTGCCAATCCCTGCCCGGTCATAGACCGGGTCTTGTTGTTCAGTTCATTGTGAGGGGGCGGGTGCCCCCTCTATCAGGCTGCCGCCTGATATTCACCCCTGTTCCCGGTCACGGAAAGCCGCCCGCCGAAGCTCCAGAGCGCGAACGAGAGCGCGCTGATGCCGTGGCAGCAGGAGAGGCCCGCGTACGACAGCCCGGTGTTCAGGCTGCCGAAGCGCAGCCACTCGCGCACCGTGTTAGCGCTGTACTTCTCGATGTACTGGCCGTCGCGGGTACCGCTGGTAGAGCTGCCGCCGAGTACGCTGCCGAGCATGACCTCCGGCAGGGCCGTGTCGTGGCCGAGGCGCTTGGGGTACTGCCAGCTGTTCGATGCCGGGCAGGGCGTGCCATAGGCACAGGTCTTGTAGTCGGCCGTGACGCTGGTGTTGATCTTCGAGGCGTCCCGGCAGACATGCGCCACCTCGCACTGGACATCGCCCGAAACCTCATAGCGCAGGATCGTGTCGCCCATGACCTCATAGCAGCCACTGAGGATCTCGATGCCCTGCAGCTTGACGGGGTAGCGGTCGTTGGTCGGATTGATGCCGCCGTCGTTGCCCAGGACGTCATCCGTGGAGCCGGTCCACCACTGCATGGTGGTCAGGTGGCCATTGGAGGCGGTGTCGAAGGTGGTGCCGCCGTTGTCCACGTAGACAGCGCCGTAGTCGGTGCCGCCGACGTTGACGGTCTCGATCGCGGTGATCTTCTTGCGGTCGACGGTGCTGCCCTTGGCGCGGGCGCTGTTGCCGTAGCAGACCGTGGAGCCCACGATCAGCGTGGCGGCCTGCGCCGGCGTGACCAGGATGCGCTCCACGCCGGTCTCGGCGAGGGCCGGGGTGTAATCGTAGTTATAACTCACGCAGCCATGGAGGACGCGGTCGCTGTCCAGCTGGCCGTACTTGAGGTAGAGCATCCGCTTGAGGAAGGCGTCATCGGCGCTGGTGGCTGCACAGTATCGGTAATTCCAGGCCGAGCGCACCTGCGTGCGGGCGTTGTTATGGGAAACGTCCCATACTCTGAGCGGCACGCCGCTGCAGCTGCCCCAGGCATCGCCGGCGCCGTACTTGCAATGGACCACCCAGCTGCGCACAGCGTTGTCCTTGAGCTCTACGGCCTCCGGCAGGGGCACAAAGCCCTCAAGGCCGGGCTGGTCGGTGTAATCAAAGCCGAACACGTCGTCCTCCTCGACAAAGTGCATCCAGCCGGTCATCTGCATGCAGCAGACGATCTTCGCCGGGTCGCTGCGCTGGAAGCCGCCGGCGATGCCGTCGATGGCGGTGACGTGGGGCTTGCCGTCGTCGTCGAGGGTGACGTTGCAGTCCACCACCGCAAACAGCGGCAGGGCTGCGTAATCGTCGCGGTTGGCCTCCGTGGTGGTGCTGGGCGTGCAGCTCAGACCGGCGTTGTCCCCGGTCTTGGTGCCGTCTGAGGACATCGTGACGCCCTCCTCTGGCTGCGAAAAGCGTACGCCGCCCGTCCAGCCGGTGCGGGAAAGCTTGTACCAGCGGTCGCACAGATCGGACAGATCTGTCAGCAGCAGCGCGCCGTTGGCCAGGAAAAAGCTCCTCATGGTCGCCTTGTAATCGCCGCCGCCGGACAAGATCGCCGCGTACAGCGCATCGTCGCGGGCGTTGACGGCCTCCTTGTCGTAGACGTCCTCCGCGTCGGCCTTCTTGCTGATCTCCGTGTTCTGGGCGGCGTCGATCTCGTCCTGGGCGGCCGCCGTGCGGTAGGATGTCAGGGACTGGTGCTCCTGCAGGGCGGAGTCGGCCTTGCCCAGGGAAGCCTTGACGCCTTCCGCCAGGTCAGTCTTGGGGATGCCGCCCTCGGGCTTTGTGTACTTCTTGCCGATCTCCGTATTCTGGGCGTCGTCGATGGTGTCCTGGTCGCTTGCCTTGCGGTAGGCCGCAAGGCTCTGGTGCTGCTGCAGGGCGGAGTCGGCCTTGCCCAGGGAGGTCTTGACTCCATCGGCAAGGTCGGTCTTGGGGATCCCGCCCTCCGGCTTTTCGTACTTGGCCTCATCCAGACGGATCAGCTCATCCTGGATGTCGTTGAGGTTTTCCGCCGTGATGACGGTCTCGCCCTCTTTGTACGTGCGTTTGGTAAAGCTCATGTTATAACCCTCCGTTTCTCAGGCGCTGGTCGATCTGCTGCAGCAGCGTGCCTAAATCGCTGCCGTTGAGCTCGATGCTGCCGACTTTTAGTGTCCACTCTGGATTTACTTCCACCGCGTTGGAATACTCGGCCACCTTGCCGAGGCCGATGCCCTTGCCGCCGGCCAGAAAGTCCATGATGACGCCGGCCGTGCTGAGCTTGACGGTTGCGTCCATCCGCGTGATCGTGTCGATGGCGGACAGGGTGATCTCGTAGCTGTGCTCGATGTCAGCGGCAAAGAACCACTCAATGGTCTGCGTGTAGCTGCTCAGCGTCTTGGAGTCACTGTAGATGCTGGAGGCGATGGCCGCGCTCTTGCTGTTCTTGTCCTTCACCGGGGAGATCGTGAACGTGGCAGAGATCAGGCAGTAGCCGCCGCTGTCGTCTTTCGTTCTGTCCTCCCGGCAGCGGTGAAAGCTGATTGCCGAAACGCTCGGCGCGTTGTAGGCGGTGAGGGAAGAAAAGCGCAATTTCGACTCGCTGCGCAGGCCGCGGCTGTCGACCGCACTGACCACGACGTCGCCGTTGACGGTCACGGGGTTGATGCTCACGCCCTCCCACTTGCTGCCGCTGCTCTGGCTCATTTCCGTGGGTGCAGATCCGGCAATCGTGAAATTGACCTGCCAGGCGCTTGCGCTGTATTTCGCGCTAACAGTGGCGGACACCTTGAGCTTGGTGTAGCCGGCCACATAGATCCCAGGGAAGGCGCTGCGCATGGCGGCGGTCGGCTGCTCGGCCGAGAAGGTGATGCCGCTGATCGTCGGCGCCATGTCGTCGCCCGCCTCAAGCCGGAAAGTGGTGGAAGCGGTACGCCCGCCCGAGTCGGTGACCTCGACCGTCACCTCGATGTAGTTTTGCGTGGTGACGCTCAGATCTTGAAACCACTTCTGCTTCGTGGCCACGGTCAGACCGTCGGCGCTGAAACTGTCGGGGGATGCCAGGACGGTGTTGCCGCTCTTGAGCTTGACCGTCAGCGTGCTGCCGTTGCGCTCGCCGAAGGCGAGCGTCACGCTGTTGCCGGCCGTGACCGGGCTCGTGGCGCTCACAGACAGCACCGGACGCGTCAGGTCGAAAGAGAGAAAAGCCTCGCGGTCTGAATACTCGCCCACGATTTCGACACTCACGTTCATGCTGTCGTTGGCGTTCCCGGTCTTGGTAAACCAGGAAACATCCGGCGTGACCGTGATGGTGTCGGTGTTGTAGGTGTAGCTCTGGATCAGCGCCGAGCCGTCTTTAAACCGTACTAAGACGCTTTCCCCGTACCGGTTGCTCAGAGTGATCTCAATGGGGTCGCCGGTCTTCACGGCCGACTTGTTCGCACTGGCGCCCAGCGCGTCAATGTTGACGCTGACAGAGCCGTCGGCGGTTCGCCCGGTCGTGCTGTCCTTGACCTCGATGTCCAAGCTCGCGTAGCTGCCGCCGAAGGCATACAGCCAGCTGCTGCTGATCGTAAAGCTGGAGGAGTCCCTGGATGCCGAGAACGAATAAAGCGAGTAGCCGTTGCAGCTGACAGATACGTCAAGCGTGTTTCCGTACCTGTTGGAATAAGTCAGGGTGACGCTGCTGCCGATGTTGGCCGAGGTTGGCGAAACCCTCAAACCTAAATCCGCGAGGTGCAGGGTAAACTCCCCGGTGACCGTTCGGCTATAGTCATCCGTGACCGTCACGGTCACGGCAAGGTCGTCAGTGGTGCCCGCTGTTGAAAACCAGCTCGCCGGGCACTCTATGTTGTTGGAGTCCGCGGTGATGCTCATGCTGGCCAGCTCACGGCCTCTGGCCTCAAAAACGGCGGTCAGCGTCTGGCTGGCTCTGTTCTTGAACACCATCGAAACCGCGCTGCCGGCGTTGACGACGTCGGGCGACACGCTCAGACTGAGGGGTGGGGGAGTGATGCGGACATCAACGCCCGACGCGCTCACATACCCGGTGCTGGGGGCGCCTGATGAGACTATAACGTAGATCGTCTTTTTGCCGCTGAAAGTCTTATCTGCGTCAATGCGTTTTGCAATACCCACGTTTTGGGTGCGGCCGTTGGTGATCTTAGCGGACATGTATCCATAGCTCGTGCCGACGCTGACGGAGGGGTCGCCGCTGTAAAAATAAAACGTAAAGGTGCCATATCCTAAAGTGGATGAGCCTGTTTCGCACTGTATAGTAGAGTGGACGACGACGCCGTAGGCATCCCAGTCATCGGTGTCCAGCTCAAGCCTGTAGGCCACTTGACAGCCGCGATTTGATGTTCTGCCGATCCAATACTGGCCGCCGGTGGAGCTGCTCCAACCGCTCCATTTGCCGGCGACGTGGAGACTGCTGCTCTCATTATTTTCGTAGTAATTGACGCCGGTGATCTTGGCGGTTTTTACAAGATATTCTGCCATAGCTTAACCACCTATCCACATAAGGCTCAGGTTGCCGCTGTTGCGCGGCTGGTAGAGTACGCTGCCGAGGGTGAAGTTGCCGCCCGTCGGGATCTGCAGCGCCTTCGGCGTGTACTGCTTGTCCTGGTTCCAGTACGACAGCAGCTCGCCGCCATAGTACAGGCCGATCTGTTCGTTTGAGATACGGATCGACGTGGGGCTGTCAGTCTTGCCGATGATGACCACGCCGTCCTCGTATCGGATGTAGTAGCTCATGGCGTTGATGGCGTCATTGGTGTCGGACCGCAGCTCAGAGAAGGCAAGCGTCAGCCTGGAATCTGTCAGCTCGATCTCAGACGCCAGCGCGTCGGCCTTCTTGTCGCTCTCGCTCTTGCTGTAGTAGTTCTGCTCGATCTGAGCCGTCGGGCTGTACCCGGCAAGGGCGTCATTGAGGGCGCTGTTGCTGACATACTGCGCGGCCACACTCTGCTTGATAGAGGTGGCGCTCTGCTCGATGGCCGAGCGCGTCTTGGCTGCCGTCAGGTAATTGTCGCGCAGATCTGTGGCCACCTTATCGGCAGCCGTGTCGTCGGTGTATTTGTTGTATTTCCTCCAGTCAGAGGCACTGAAGCTGCCGGTCTCCCGCGGCGCGATGCAGGTCATGATGTCCGCGCCGGCGCCGGCAAACCAGAGGTCGCCCACGCTGTAGGGCGGCACCGGCTGCGTCACAAAGATCTGCGCCTTGCCGTCGATCGCGTCAAAAACCTCCTCCGGCACGCCCATCTGTTCCCAGCCGGTCTCGGTGTAGATCCAGGTCGTGCCGTCCTCCGTGCGATGCCAGAGGTCCCCGATGTGATCCTCGGCCTCCTCGTCCGTCCAGCCTTCTGCCGGGTCCGCGTCCTGGTACCAGGTCTGTGCCTTGCCGTCGATCTGACCCTGCAGCTGCTGCACGGTCTCGGCGAAGTCGGTCTGCAGGAAGGTCTCCAGCCGGTTGACAGACTCTACCGCGATGCGCAGCGCCTTGCCGCCCTCGCTCAGCATGGTGTACTCGTGGTCGATCTCCTCCTCAAACTCGGCGGCCATGTCCGCCGTGGGCATGGCGCAGATCGTCCAGTCCATGCTGGCAATCTGGTAGATGACGTTATTGATGGAAACAAGGTCGCCGGGCTCCGCCGCAATGTCGATGTGTGCAGTGGAGGCGTCAAAGGGCCGGTAGAATTTCCGGCCGATGCGTGACAGGCAGAGCTCTGCCGCTGCGCTGTCGGAAAAGTTGCAGATGCCCTTGACGACATAGCCGTCGGCGTTCCCGGCCACGGCCCGCACGCCGGTCTCCGTGGTCAGCTCCACGCCGGTGATCTCCGGCAGGTCGTCACCCGTGTCCAGACTGGACACTGCGAGGCCCAGATTGAAAAAGCTGTCGGGCAGCAGGTCGCCGCCTTCACTGTCGACAATCGCGTGGTCTGCGATGGCGATGTCCGCCACGGCTCCGGTGTAAGTCGAAAGCCTCTTCATGGGTACAAGCCGCAGCTTGCCCTCTGTGGTCAGCTGCAGGTTGCAGCCGTGCGCTGCAGCGATGTCTGACCACACCTCGCGGGCTGTTGCCTTGGTGTTGAGCCCGATAAACGCAACGGCATCGTCAAGGATGCCGTCGTTTTCCAGCTCAACGCCCGTAGCCTCTACCAGCAGCGGCGCGGCTGCCGCGGCCGTGATCGGCCATTTTTCCGGCAGTTGCGCCACCTTATCGGTCCAGCTCTCCTCGAGCAGCAGCAAGCCGTCCATGGCCGTGATGGTGAGCAGGCCAAAGACGTCGGGCTTGCGCCGGTCCGTGAAGAAAACGCCCTTGTTGATCCATTCAGAGACCTGGGAGTCATCCGCGCTGTGAAGGCGCATGCGCACCAGAAAGGACGCCATGCGCGGCCATGCGCTCTTGTCCTCGTAGATCTGCAGCGTGCATTTGGCAGCGCGTGCTATACCGATCTGGGGGCCGTTGTCGTCAAACAGGGCCGGGTTGATACTGAGCTTTTCAATTTTCTTTTCGTATGGGTGGAGGGGGTTGTCCCCGTAGATGACGGCGCCGCGCACCACCTGGGTCTCATACCAGGAGCCCTCCTGGGCACGCAGTTCTTTGTACAGGGCGCTGGTGGCGATCATGGCTACACCTCCGTCAGGACAAAGTTGACATTGTCCCAGTACAGCACACCGTTCAGCGTGGCCCATACGCCGCCCTCGAGCTCGGTGCCGTAGAATGTCTTCGTGACGATGCCGAGGCGCAGATCCGGGTACCGGATAGTCACGGTGGGCTGGTCCAGTTCCGCGGCCAGCTGGCGGCCTCTGGCGTCTGTCATACGGCGGCAGCTGATCGTCAGCTGCCGCTTTTTGCCGATAATCAGGCGCCGCATAATGGTGTCCAGCGAGCGCCCGGCCTTATCACTTTCAAGGTCATATTTTTTCCACCGGAATCCGCCCTGCTTGACGCAGTCGGAGAAGTCCTTGCCGTTTACCTCGAACGGCGCAAGGGGATTGCTCATTGTCTGCCTCCTATGCGCGTACAGCGCCCGAGATGCGGTCCTGGTCTCTCATAATGCGCCGCACGGTCTTGCTGACTCTGGTGTCGTCCAGGATGATGTCGTGCCCGGCCATGATGGCGTCGAGGATCTCGTCCAGCGCACTCAGGAGCAGCCCGCTGGTGTTGCCTTCGGACATGGCCCGGGACAGCGTGGCGCCGGCGCTCGCGTGCATACCGGACACGGCTGCCATCTCCTGCCGCATGATCTGCCGCAGCAGCCGCTCCGGCGTCTCGATGTTCCTGCCGCTGGTCTGGTCGCCCAGGACCGCCGTAAACTCGCGGTTGGGCGGGATGACCGCGCCGCTGGCCAGATGCGGGATGTTGATGCTCAGGCTGCCCAGTTTGCCGGCGAGTGAGCTGCCGGCGCTCTTGATCTTGCTTGTGACCTTTTCGAGCTTGCTGCCGAGCTTTTCAAACAAGGCGGAGATCTTTTCGACCATCTGCTGCGCGCCGGTGGCGATCTGTCCGAACACGGACGACTTAAACCAGCCGCCGAGCTTGCCAAACATGCTCGTGATGGTGGAGTAGGCGCTCTGGAAGGCACTGCGGATGGAGTTGCCGGCCTGGGTGCCGAGGCTGAGCATGGTGCTGAATGCCTCGCGGCCCTGGTCCCGGATGGCCTGCAGGTGCTGGGCCATGGCCTCCTTGGTACCGTTCCAGTCGGCCTTCATCTGCTGGACGTTGGCCGCGCTGCTCTTGACGATCTCCCCGAAACCTTCTTTTGCCCGGTTTTTCACAGGCTCAAAAACGCTGGTCTTAAACCAGTTCCCGGCGTTCTGTAGCTTCTGCTTGACGGTGTTCTTGGCGTTGTCGGCCGTTTCGGCGACGTTCTCGCCGGCGTTCTTGGCCCAGCTTTTCACAGGCTCAAAAACGCTGGTCTTAAACCAGTTCCCGGCGTTCTGCAGCTTCTGCTTGACGGCACTCTTGGCGCTGTCCACGTCGCTCTTGATCTGCTCGATGTTGGCCTTGAAGTTGGTGGAAATCGTGGCGAAGCTGTCCTTGCCCCACTTCTTGAGGGGTTCCCACACGGTCGACTTAAACCATGCGCCGGCGCCGTTCCACTTCTGTTTGGTCCAGTCCCACGCCTTGCCGGCCGCGTCCTTGATCTCGTCCCAGTGCTTGACGCACTCGTAGATCGCAATGCCCAGCGCGGCGACAATGGCGATCACGGCCGCGATGGGGCCGAGCAGGCCCGCGGCTCCTGCGGCTGCGCCGCCTGCGGCTGCCTCGCCCGCGCCCAGGGCGGGCACCATCGTCCCGGTGAGCGTGGCGGCAAATCCGCCTGCAGCGCTGCTGCCGCCCACCAGGCTGGCGAGCAGACCAGCGCCTCCTGCAGCGCCCAAAGCGGTGGACAGAGTCCCCACGCTGCCTGCAACGCTGCCGAGTGAGCCCAGGAGCCCGGCGCCGCCTGCGGCGCCCAGGGCGAGACTAAATCCCTGCGCTGCGGTCGTTGCTGTGCCAAACACCATGGCAAACTCGCCGGCGGTGTTCACAAGCTCGATCAGGCTGCCCAGCAGCAGGCCCAGATCCAGCGCGATCAGCCCGTACAGGCCGACGCGCAGCCTGGTCAGCGGGTCCGCGTCGCCAGAGAGGACGCTGTGCAGATCCTTGAGGACCTGGTTTAATTGATCGAGGGCCGTCGTCACGGCAAAGGCTGCGATCTCGGCCAGCCACTTGAGGATCGGCCAGATCGCCTTGAGGATCGGCTCCAGCAGCTTGAAGACGTCGTGCAGCACCCGGAAAGCGTTTGCAAGGGCATCCACCAGCCGCGGCGCCAGTTCGTTGATCGTCCACGTTGCCAGCGGCTTTAGGGCGTTCTCCCAGAGCCACACAAGCCCGGCGCCGATGTCCTTGACAATGGGCGCCAGCGCGTCCTTGAGGTTGGCAAAAGCGTCCTTGAGGGCGCTGAGGTCGAGCCCTTCCTTAAACTCGTTCCACTTTTCCTTGACCTTTTCCAGCAGCTTCTCAAGCCATCCGACGGTCTCGCTGCCGCTGCCGTCGTCGCCGCTGGCGATCTGCTGGATGGATGGGGAGGAGCCGGATGTGCCAGAGTTCCCGGATGAGCCGGATTTGTTTGTGGTGGAGCTTGGGGAAGTGCTGTCGCTGTCGGTGTCCTCCTCGTCCTTCTTCCAGGAAAGCACATGCAGCGTGTCAAAATCGGCTTGCTGCCTGTATTCCTCGGCGGCCTTCTTGGCCTTCTGGGTGGCCTTGGTGAGCTTGTCGGTGCTGTCGGTGGCGTCGTCGATGCCGCTGGCCACGTCGCCGTAGTCGTCGGCAATGTCGCCGACGTCTCCGATCTCGCCCGGCGTGTACTTCCATTCGCTGCCGGCTGCCTTGCCGCCGAAGACGTTGGCGATGGCCTGAGCCACCTTGTTGGCCAGCGTGGCCACGGCTGCCAGGATGTCGGCCACCTTATTCAGCAGCGGCAGGAACACCGTGCCGAGGGTACGCACAGCCTGGCCGAATCGTTCCCTGATGTCGCCCAGCGTGTTGCTGAGCTGTTTCATGCGCCCGGTCGGTGTCTGTGCAAGCGCCTGATTCATGCCGCGCACGCTTTGCTCCACGACCTGGGCCAGCGTGGCCGCGCGCTGCTCCTCTGTGCCGAATTTGAGGATCTTCTCCTGCGCCTCGTCAAAGGTGTAGCCGTAGCGGCTCAGGGCGTTGACCTGGCCGTTCATGACCTTGCCCAGCATGGTGGCGATCGTCGTGGTCTGCTCCGCGGTGACGTTGTAGCCGTACTGCTGGGCCGCCATATCGTTCATCACGGGGATCAGCGTCTGCAGGCTGGAGCTCAGACTCAGGTATGTGGAAAGCTCCTGCGCGCCGGCCAGCTGCACCTCGTCGCCGATGACGCCCAGCTTTTGCTGCGCCGCCGCAAGATCCAGGACGCTCTGGATCTCCTCGTTTGAGGCGTTCATTGTGTTGCGCATAGCGCGGGCGAGCTTTGCCTCGGCCTCGGCCTGCTGGTCGTATGCTTCGGCCGCCTCTTTGCCCGCCTGGTAGATCCGGCGTGCAGCCATGGCCACCGCGCCGAAGGTAAAAACCTTCTTGAGTGCGCCCACGGCCTTCTCCATCGTGCTGCAGGAGCGCGTCACGCTGGTCTGCATCGTGCGCATGGAGCTCGACGCCTTCTTGCTCTGCGTGGTGATCGCAGAGAAGTCGGCGCCTGCGCGGACCATCATATTTTTTACAACAGCCATGGCTCAGTCCTCCGTACCGCCGAACAGCTTGTTCAGCGCCTGCGCGGTCTTGAACATCTGGTCGTCGTCCATAGGCCCCGTATTTTCGGGGAACACTTCTTCATATCTCGGCATGTGTTTGTCCCATATCGCGGCGCGCGTGAGGCTGGCCAGGTTGAAGATCCTGACCTTGTCCTCACGTTCGCGCGCCTTGATGCGCTTGAGATAGGCGTCAGCCCAGATCCGCAGCTCTCGCGGCGTCATCTGCTGCCACTGTTCGAGGTTCAGGCCGATCTGGGCCGCCAGCTCCATGCTCCCCGTAAAGTAGCCCCTTAGGTAGGGTCCGCCTCCGCGTCCTCGCCCTCAGCTTCGGACTCCTCATCCTCGTCAAGTTCCTCCGGGTCCGGGAAGGCCGCGGCGAAAGCTGCGGAGATGGGTTCCGCCAGCTGCGTGAGCACGCCCTTGACGCCGAGATCTTCGAGCCACCGCTCAAACTTTTCCCGCTTGAGCTGGCCGTCCTGGCTGTGCAGCATGAGCCAGAGCAGCAGCACCAGGTAATCGTACCGGGCCACCTGGTTCTCCAGCTGGTCGAGCGGTACGCGGGTGATGCTGGAATACTGCATCATGACGTTATGCGTCATGCGCAGCTCCCAGGATCTGCCGCCGAGCTCAATCACGGGCGGCAGCTTTTCAACGTTTTTCTTGTCTGCCATCGCTTAGTCCTCCTCAGCCGCCGTTGCCTGCGGCTGCGCTTGCTGCCAGCGTCGGCTGGCCGGTGACGGCAAGGCTGGTCTCGAAAGAGACGCCCTGGCTCAGCTCCGCGCCGGTGGAGAATCTCACGACGCTGGCCTGGAAGCTCCAGGTCTTGCCGATCTTCGGCGGGAAGATGATCTCGCAGGACACGATGTCGCCGCTGTTGAGCAGGCTCATGCACTCATCCTGACCGTCGTCGTCGCCGTCCAGAAAACCGGACGCCGTGACGTCGCCCACGTCCTTGAAGTCGGGAGCCTTCTCACGGTAGCCGGTGCTATTGTCCATCGCGGTCAGGTCGATGACGTCGGCGTTGATCTCAATGCCGTTGATGCTCGTCAGACCGCCCACGACCTTGCTGTTGATCTTGAGCTGCGTGCCTTTGGAATTGGATTTGCTCATGGTGAGTACCTCCTGTAAATGTGTCCAGAGTGGACCCGGTTACAGCGGCATTTCGCCGCTGTGCTTGAGTTGGTTAATGATGGGCCGCAGGCCGAGGGGGAGAGCTGCCTCCCCGCCGACTGCATCCCGGTGGTCATAGTAGTGTAGCGTGAGCGAGTGGACAGCCATGGTGTACAGCTTGGAGTCCTCAGACGGCTCCGGGATGCCGGCGCCGTCCAGGTACTCCTTGGCTGCTGCCATGAGTTCGACGATCAGATCATCGTCCTCCTCGCCGTCCACGCGCATGTAGGTCTTGCAGGCCGCCAGGGCGGCAGCGTCTGCTGCCGCTTGATCTTTAGCGGCCTCCGCAGCTAATGCTGCTGCCGACTTCCTGGCCATGGCTTATCAGCCGGGGTTGCCGGAAGCCTTGCTGTAGTATACAAAGCCCTGATGCTCGACCACGTTGCCGCCGATGGCGGCGTCGCCGAGGATGGTGTGCATCCTCTCGATGGCCTTCACGCTCTCGTCGATGCGGATCTCATAGTCGCCGAACAGGCCGAGCAGGTAGTGCATGGGGTTGCCGTACAGCAGCTCGCCCGCGGAGAGATCCGGCTCCAGCACATAGGGGATCTGGACGCCGCCGTCGCTGATCATGCCGGTGTTGCCGTTGCCCTGGGGCGTAATCTCAAAGAGGCGGCGCTTCTCGTTCGTACCTCTGAGCTGGCCGATGGCCTTGAGGTCGGCCTTGGTCAGCTGCAGGACGGCACTGCCGGCCATCTCCGTGTTCGCGCCGTAGGCGAAGTAGAGCTCGTCCAGGGTGTTCACGTCAATGGCGGCATAAGTGCCGGTTTTGATGATGGTGCTGCCCGCCTTGTTGGTGGCGTTCTTGATGCCGTACATCGCAGGCGTGTTGTTGCCGTCGCCGTTGACGATCAGGGCAGCCGCCTTGCGGCGCAGGGCGCGGATTGCCATCTGATGCACGCGCTCGTAGTAGTTGGCGGGGGTGATTTTGGCGAGGTTGCGGTCAACATAGCTCGTGGTGGTCAGCTCCACCGGCTTGATCACGCTGATGCCGAAGGTCGGGTCGGCGCTGTTGGTTCTGGCCTGGCCGCTGTTCGTGGTGAGATTGCCCAGCGTCGCGTCGAACTCACTGATCAGGTACGGCACCTCATAGCCGCCGCCGAGACCGGAGAGATCCTGCACCTGCACCATGTCCAGGATGCTGGTGATCGGCGCGCCTTCGCCGTGGATCTGGCTGTCCGCGCCGGTGGGCTGAACCAGCGCGCCGGTGATGGTCACAGCGTTGCGCAGTTCGCGCATCACTTCGGTGGAGCTGAGCTTCACGCTGCGGCGGTTGAGCAGGTCGTTGCCGCGCTCACTCATCATGTCGCGGGTCTCGGCAGCGCTGGGCTGAGAAGTGAGCACCTGCAGCTCCTGGGCTGCGATCAGATCCTTGACCTGGTTGATCTCGGTGAGGATGTTGGCCGCCTTCTCCATCTGGGACTTGTACTCCTCCTGGTTGCCGGCGTTCAGCGCCTCCTCGGCAGCGTCCAGGGCGGCCTTGCGGTCGGCCGCCAGTGCGATGAGTTTTCTTTTCATGGTTTTTCCTCCGTAAAAAAGATATTTATATCAGCGGCAGCCGCCGCGGATATGCTAATGATTATCAGTGCCGGCGCTTCCTCGCGCCCACACAATGGCCACCACGATCAGACCGACGCCTGCCGTGATCCAGGCCGCCGGAATAGAGATTAGCGTCACGCCCATGACGATGCAGGCAAGACCTGCCAGAAAGATCAGCAGGCTGATCACCTCGCGTCGCCTCCGTTCCCCGCGCCCTTCTCGGCGCGGATCCGGGACAGCTCCCTCCAGTCTTCCAGCGGCACGTAGTTGAGACTGGCATAGTGTTCATTGCCGCCTTCGACATCCGGCATGTCCTCCAGGGTGCGGATCTCATTGACGCTGAAAGCGCCGCTCTCACGCATGTTCTTGTACCAGGTGCCGCGAGAGGCAAAGTCGCCGCGCAGCTCCGCCATGAGGTTGCCGCGTATGCGCAGCCCTCGCTCCACGTCCTGCGGCAGCAGCAGCTTGTACAAAAGCTCCTGCTCCCAGATCGTGCAGTTGGGATGCACAGTGCCCACGACGTACTCGATGGCGTTTTGCTCATTGGAGGAATATGCCTGCTTGCCGGCCTGCAGCTTGTAAAGCGGCACGCCGAAAATCCTGCCGAGATCTTCGACGGAAAGCGCCATCTGCTCCACGAACTGCGCGTCGGCATTGCTGACGCTGATGGGCTTGTACTCCACGCCCAGGTCTAAAACCGCTATGCGGTTGACGTTGGCCGGGCCGGAATACCGCTTTTCCCACTCCTCGCGCATCCTGTCCTTCTTGGAGATCGTGCGCTCCGTCCCGTCGGGATCGGTGACGGTGGTTTTGCCGCTCAGATCGCTGTCCGTTTTGAGGATGCCGATGGGTTGGCCGCCGTTGAGAAAGTAGCTGCTGGAGTATTCCTGTGCCGCCCTGGCGCCCTTGATGATCTCCTGGGCGCGCTCCAGGTACCCGATGCCCTTGTAGCCGTTTTTGGAGTAGGCCATGACATGCAGCACGTCCATCCGCCCGCAGCGGATGGTCTCGCCGGTGAAGGGGTGCTGGATGGTGTAGTAAGCATCGCCGTCTTTCAGCAGCTGCACAGTCCAGTACCCGTGCGGGATCGGCACCAGCTCCGTCGGCTGCAGCGAGTGGGGATCCCGGCGGATCCACGCCACGCCGTTGCCGTTGGCCACGCGCTCCGCTTCAAGCTGCTTTTTGAAAACGGCGGGCGTCTGCCAGCGGTTCGGCCTCAGCTCCAGCAGATCCAGCGCCGGGTGCTCCACGCGCACGCGGGTGTCCCGTTCATAGACGAAAAACGGCATCTTGGCGATGGAGTCGCTGAGAATGTCGATACAGCGGCTCACGGTGGAGATCCGCATCGCGGCGTCCTGATCCGTGCGGATGGGGGCCGGGCTCAGACCGAGGCTCTGCGCCGTCACGGCGTCCCGCGCCGGGGGAGGGGAACCTCTTGCCCCGGCGAAGCGGGCAAGCCCGCGCTCGAAAGCAATCACAGCGCGCACCTCGCTCTCTCAAGATCAATCGCGGCCTGCAGCTGCCAGTTGCTCCCGACATCCGTGTCGGCCGCATTTTTGGGCGCTGTGACGGGCGTGGTGGCCGCGTCCGGCGTTTTCGGCTCCACCGGATGCCCTGGCACCTCCTCCGCATTCCCGGCCCTCACAGCGGCCTCGTAGCGCTCAAGGAGCGCCTGCGGGGGCGTGGAGAGCGTTGCCATGTTGGTGATCAGCAGGCCGCCCGCCGCCGCGATCCGCTGCGCGGTCTCCTCGTCAGTGTCCAGCATGCCGTCCACCAGGCCCAGGTCGATGGCGTCCTGCACCGGCATCCAGGTGGACTCGTCCACCAGCTGCTCAAAGCGTGCCCTGGGCGTCTTGCCGGCGGCCTTCACCACGTAGCCGTTGATGATGCTGGCCTTGATGGAGTCCAGGAAGTTCACCAGCTGCCGCGCGCCGTCGTTGTTGACATATCCGGCGCCCGTCGACGGCTGGTGGATCATCACCTGGGCAACAGGGGAGGCAAGCACCGTGTCGCAGCCGCTCATGACGGTCGTGGCGGCGCTGGCCGCCATGGCGATCACGTGGGCCTCAGTGTGGGCCCTGCAGCCCTGGAGCATCCCGAAGATCTCAAAGCCTGCCCAGACGTCGCCGCCGGGGCAGTTGATCTCCAGCACCAGCTCGTCATCCGGCGGCAGCGCCGCGATGGCGTCGCGCACGATGCTGGGATAGCAGCACGGGATCTCGAAAAACTCATAGACCCACGCCCAGTCGTCGCTCACCAATTCACCGTAAAGTTTGATTTTCATACGCTATCGCTCCCCTCCGTTTGGTAGTCAATATCAAGCTGATAAACCCGGCGGAACAGACAAACGTCGTTGTCGAACAGATCCGGGGAAACCTGCTGTATAATAACGTCTTCAAAGAAAATCCCGTCTGAGTCGGTGTCGGCCACGGCATTATCGACAATTGCCAGATCGCAGACAGCGGAGTCAGCGCGCGGCCATGCGCGGCCTGCGAGGCTGTTTACCGCCGCTTTGATCTTCCCGCCGAGGATCGGCAGCCTGCGGTAGTCTCCTGCAACGACATGCAGCTGATAGCCTGCGTGCTGCAGGCCCGTCAACTGATCCAGCGCGGCGTCCTCGCTGTCATCCGTCTGGAGATAGAAAACAAAAGGGGGCCGCGCGTTCTTTTTGGGTTCTCCCGGCCAGATCTGATCCCGCAGGTCCTGGATGCCTTCCAGCGTTCTGACCATCACAAAATCCGGGGTTATTTGTGGGTTGCTTTCTGCCATAGCTGCTCCAGCTCCTTTCCGGCCGTCTCTACGATGGCCCGCTGCACCTGGCTCTCCACGGCCTCAGCGCCTTTTTTCATGAAATATTTGCCCTCGACCTTCCGGCTCTGGTAACCGGTGACCGCCTCATCCACGCGCTTGCGTTTCCAGCGGCCTGACTTGCCTTTCTCCCAGTCGTCCGTGAGGCGGCTGAACGTGCGGTACTCGATGCCGCCGCCCTTGGCACGGGTGAGAAATCCGTACTCCTGCGATGCCGGGACATAACCGTAGTGTGCATGCTTGCCGCCGTATAGGCCGGGGCGTTTGATCGGCTTCTGCAGATCCGCGTTGCTCGCCTTCGAGTATGTGACCTGCCGAACCTTCTTGCCCTTGAGCTTGCTTTTCTCGGCCCGGATTACGATGGCGCGCTTGAGCGTGCCGGACTTTTTCGGCGCCCTCGCGCGGATTGATCTCTTAACGATCGTAGCGGCTTTGCTGGATGCCTTATTTGCCGCTTTCTGTGGAGACTTTCCGATGGCGTTCAGAGCCTTGCACATCTTCTCAATGCCTTCCAGGTCGAAGCCTATGCCGTTTATGTTGCGGCCGCCATACGTGACGTTCACCGCCAGATCTCCGCAGCCTTGATAAGCTGGTGTCGCTTCTTCCCGGACAGATCCAGGGGAGGGGAGAGGAGGCGGAAGATCTGCGTGCCGCACTTGGCGCGCATGGTCACCACGTTATAGTCCCAGCTTCGGCGCCGGATCTTGATGTTGTGTGTGACCTCGCTGGTCTCCTGGCCCGCGGCCATAAACTCGCGGCTGCCGATCGTGCGGACCTGCGCCCAGACCGTGACCGCGTCCTCCCAGTTCTCATCGTCCAGATAGTGCAGGTCACCGAGGGCGTCACGCTGGCCGACAAAGCGCTGAAAAGTCACCCGCTTGTCAAGCTCGCTGCTGTCGTCAAAATCGCTGATATTCATGCTGCCTCCTGTTCTAAACCACAGAACACTGTGCCCACTGTGGACACCGCCTGCCTGTCATTGCGAGCCAGCGCGCACGCTGGTGTGGCAATCCGTCTCTCTGTCCTTACAGGCTCCACTCCTTGTCCTCCATGCGGTCGCTGAGGGTCGGGTTGTTCCTGCGCAGCATGGCAAGTGCCAGCCCGTTCATGGAGCCCGCCACGGGGTCAATGCGTTCCGTGTCGTCCTTGTGCTTTTTGTTGAGCTTGATGTCGCCGTAGTTGTTCTGGATCTCCACGGCGTTTGCCAGACACCAGAGCACCAGCGGGCTGTACTCCAGGATGAGCTTGCGTGCCAGCAGCAGGTCGCGGAAACCTTTGACCGCAATGTTCTGCCCGGCGCAGCTCTGGTTGACCTCCACACAGATGTCCTCGTTGGCCCGTTCCTCCCGCATGGAGATTGCCAGATCCGTGGCGTTGTGCCCGTCGTAGCCGATGGCCACGACCTGCCAGCCGTGCTCCGCCTCGCCGGCCTTGATCCAGTCGTCAACATAGCTGTTGTCGGTCACGTCGCCGGGCGTGAGCGTGATATAGCCGTCCTTCGCCCAGCTCATATAGGGCACGCGGTCGGACTTCTCATGCCGCAGCGCGGCGCCCTCCGGGATAAAGCCGTGCATCTTCATGGCCACGAACTCATCCGGCAGCAGGAACGTCGCGCCCACGCCGCTCAGGTCGATCCGCTTGCCCAGGTCGAATCCCGGCCAGCACTCCAGCCCGTCCGTGAGCCGCGCAAACTCCTCCGGCGGCACCATGCACTGCCTCACCAGCTCCATGCAGTGCTCATTGAGGTAGTGATTGATGGCGCCGGTCTGCCAGATGTCCAGGCGCTTGGTCAGAAACGCGCGGATCTTGTCCGGGTCGTTGCTGCCATAGGCGTCCTTGTAGTCGTCCGTGATGCTCTTGAGCAGCGTCCGCCCGTAGATCGCGGCCACGCGCAGCGCCTCCGGCCCGCCGAAAAGGGCGGCTGCCTTCATCTCCCTGCAGCTCTCCGGGAGGGGCTCCCCGTCGGCAGCGGCCTCCGCTGCCGCAAGCTCATCTGCCAGCACGGCAGCGCGCAGGGCCGGGTTTGCAAGCAACCAAAGGCTCCGGTCGTGCGGGTTCATGTCCGCCGGGCACTCGCGGATCATGACGAAGTAGTGCTCGGCATCCTGCACATCGCCGTCGAGGATCTGCTTGGCGTAGAGCTCCTCGCGGTAGCAGGGCTTGGTCTGCGCGTCGTCGCCGGCGGTCGTGATCGCGTCCAGCAGGCACTGGAAACGCTTGCCCATGGAGTCCTTTTCCGTGTCGTATATCATCGACGTCGGGTGCGCGTGGTACTCGTCGATGACGATATAGCACGGGGCGCCTGAGTCCTTGTTCTTGGTGTCCTTACTCAGGGCGCGCATAAAACCGCCGAGCTTACGATGCCGGATCATGGCGGTCTCGCTCTTGGGGATCTTCAAACGTT